TCAGTTCCACTTCTGGCTTGGCGGCTTGCGCGATCGTCACCTGGACGATCGGCGCGTGGCTGTACCCGGTGATGCCGATCGACACCCACCCGGTATTCCGGATCGTGGCCGCCGCCGGCGCTACCGCGTCCCACAACGCGACGTCCCACAGGCCCTGGTCCCACAGGTCGAGCACGCCAGGGTCCGCGCCAGCGACCGGCGGCGCCGGGATCGAGACCACGTAATCGGAGGCGGCGGAGAGCTGCGGCTGGAACGGCTCGCCGGCGCGCGCCGAGAACGACGCGCGGGCCTGCTTCCAGGTGATGGTCTGCGAGGGCGACTGGAACACCTCCCACCCGCCGACGATCGTGCAGGTGTAGGGCAGGCCGTTGTCGGTGCCGCCGGTGTCGGCCTGCATGATCTTGCCGCCCTGGGTGCCGTAGAACATGTCGGCGCCGAGCTTGGCGAAGCACATCGCGTCCCAGGCGGTGTAGCGCGCCCAGGCGCCGGTCGAGGCGTTGACCACCGCGCAGCGTTCGCTGCCGGAGGCACCGCCCGGCAGCGTGACGAAGATGCCGCCGTATTCATCCCACTTGCACATGGTCCAGTTGTAGGCGCGCTTGGCTGCGACCTCGGCTTTCCACATCGGCTGGATCGTGCGCGTGATCGCGGCGAGCTCGAGCTCGGCGCGGTCTTTCGTGATCGCGCCCGACGTCGGCATGATGCCGTCGACGCACGCCACCAGCAGGTCGCCGCCGATCGACAGCGTGGCGTTCTTGCCCAGCGGGGGTGACATGTCGTAGCGGCCCTCCTGGCGCCAGTTGGCGGCGCTCGAGGGATCCGACCCGGTGAACACGATGATCTCGCCGAGGTTGGTGCCGAACACCAGCTTGTCGTCGATACCGTCGCCGGCGTCGATCGACCAGGTGGCGCAGAACAGCAGCTTGCCGCCCTTGGTGGCGGCGCCGGAGAGCGGGATCAGGCCCAGCGTGCCGGTGACGCTGTTGAGGCCGAGGTACCAGGCGTTCATCGAGTTGGCCTCGATGAAGAAGTAGCGGTTGCGGTACTTGCAGACGTGCACCAGGTTGCGGCCGTGCTCGACCGGCGTTCCGACCGGGCCGTTGATCTGGTCGGCGCTGAACGTGGTCCAGGTGGTGCCGTCGAACTGCAGCGGGAAGTCGCCGGCGTCGTTGACGACCGTCAGGAAGTCGCCGCCGGAATTCGAGAGCTGCGACGCGGAATAGTTGCCATCCGCCTGCCCGCTCTTGACCACGACCGGCGTCGACGTCGTGACGTCGTAGAGCTTGGTCGCGTTGCCGGCGAACATCTTGCGGTTGGTGCCGCTGTTATACGAAAACATCGAGATGACGGCGGTGGTCTCCGTCAATGCGGCCCATTGCGTGAAGCCGCCGCGTACCGCGGCGCCCTTCAAAGTCGGCCGCCAGTTGTCGCAGACGATGGCAGCGCCGGGCTGCATGTAGCTCTCGTTTTCGTTCAGCACCAGGCCGCGGGTCGGCGCCGGAAACGTGAGCGTCTCCTGCTTGGTGGCGACCTGCGGATTGACAGGCACCCGGCGGAATGCGGCGTGCTGGCTCATAGCAGCGGATACGGGTAGGAGGTGTTGGGCTGCTGCGACATCGGCCGGCGGCCGACCAGGATCGGCGCCGGCTTATCGTTGCCCTGGATCTTCGCCAGGGCGTCGCCATAGGAGCCCATGTCCTCCGCGTAGGCCGCACCCTTGTTCGCCTTCCACTGCCAGATCATGCCGAGTTTGAGCGTGCGCTCATCGAGCGTGTAGCTGTCGCCGTCGGCAACGAACGTGTCGCCGAGGCCGCCAGCGGCGAGGCTGACGCAGTTTTTGTGCATGTAGACGAAGCTGGCGGTGACGCCGGAGCCGAGCGTCGGGTAGAACAGCATCTGATCGGCCTGGCGCGTCCACTCGCCCTGGCTGGCGGTTTGTCCGTAGATGCGGCGCTGCAGCCACTCGTTGGCGTCGGCGATGTAGGTCATCGGCACCTGCGTCGACGTCGAGCGCCACACGTCAGCGGTCAGATGCATCCGCTTGAAGTCGGCCGGCATGTCGAAGGCGGAGGTGACACCGTCGCCGGTGAACACCTTCGTCTTCGTGTACTTCTGCCAGTCGCGCTGATCGTACGCGATGCGCTGCGCCATCTCATTGGCGAGCGACACCATCTCCTGCATGGTGCGGTTGCCGGTGATGTTGGCGAACACAGTCTGCGGAATAGCCACGCCGACCGCGGCGCAGACATCCTTCACCACCGACAACAGGGTCATGCAGCGTGAGCTTTCTCCGGTGCCACGTCACGCGCCATCCGCACGAGCGTCTTGCGGTTGAGCGAGCCCTTGGGGGCGACGCCGGTGTTGGAGGTGATAAAGTCTCGCAGCTGATCGAGCGACATGCCGTCGAACTCATCGTCAGACGTCGGCTTGTCACCGGACGACGCCTGCGCGCGCAGCGCCGCCATGTCCTCTTCCATCGCCTGGTACTTGGCGCGCATCGCCTCGAGCTCGGCCTGCATCTGCGTGTTGACGGCGCCGGACTGGCTCTCGGCGATGAACTCCATCGCGGCGTGCTTCATCTCGCGGCCGCCAGGGCCGAGGTTCTTGAGCTCCTGGCCGTCGATCGCGGCGAGCGCCTCGACGGTGTAGATGTTCTGCGCGCGCAACTCGGCGCGGCGCGCCTCGGTGAGGAACGGCGCGTGCGACGTCGGCGTGCCTGATTTGGTTTGCGTCGAATGTGCTTTGAATTGGCGATACTGCCGTGAGAAGCGCTCGGCGTAGGTCATCTTCACCTGGTCGCCGGTCTGCGGGTCGACCGACCAGTGCGAGAATGACGCGGCAGGATAGGCGGCCCAATTCTTGGTGCCGGGAAAACGCAGCTCGACGATCTCCATGTCGTTGAAGATCGGCCGGCCGGCCTTGGCCGAGGCAGCCTCGTCCTTCACCGCAAAGTCTCTGAAGATTGCAAGCACACTGTCGTCGGGATCGCGCGGAGCCATCGAGATTTTCCTTCTGTCCGTCTGAGGGACTGTGTTCGGGGATATGTCCGACCAGGCCGCCGCTCCCACAGCGGCCTGGTCGGTTTTCGTCGGGCCGGGTGTCTAATCCACCCGACGAATTCGTTACGCCGCCGGGTTGCTGTCGTACAAACGCCAGTTGAACAGCGGGTTGGTCTGCGTCAGTTCACCCATCCAGCCGATGAACTGCGCGACTGCATCCTTGTCGATCGGCATCTGACCGTCGCCGTCGAACAGTTTGTCGAAGTTACGCTGCGGGTGGTAGCGGAGCCGGAAGGTGTCGGTGTTGAGGCCGAAGGTCGTGTTGGCCGGCATGTTGGATCCGATGCCGCCGTCGAGCACGATCTCCGCGCGCTTGCCGCCGCCGATGTACTCGAGCGCCGAGAAGCCAAGCTTGCCGAGCGACGTCTCGTTGACCTGGTGCTGGATCGCGAGAGTTGCGGCATCGTAGGCCGCGTAGTGCTCCGGCGACATGATCAGCAGGTCGGCGTAGTCACGGCCGCGCGCCTGGCGGGTCATGACGTAGTTGAGGAACGGCCGCGCCGTGGTCGAGGTGAACTGGGTGCCGATCGCGGCGACCGCGGAGTGTAGGTCGTACGTGGTGGTGCGCCAGATCGAAGCGGTGGCACGATCGATGCCGCCATAGGTGCCGGTGTTGGTGATGATCGGCACCGCCGTCGCCAGGCCGGTCATCTGCTTGCCGCCGTTGGCGGAGCCGTCGCCGTAGAGCGCGACGTCCATGGCGTCCTCGAGCGCGCGCTCGGCGGCGTCCATGTAGCTGTCGTAGACGTCCATCAGCTGCTGATCGCCGCTGTTGTTCAGGATTTCCTGCATCGACAGCACGACCGGCACAACGACCTGTTTCGGGTCGTAGTAGGCGTCGTTGAACAGATCGATTGCAGGGTTCAACAGCTGATCGTAACCGTTGTACCACTGCGCGACGTTCTTCGAGACTTGCAGCGTCTGGCGGATGCGGGGACCGCTGTAGGTCTGCCACAGGCCTTTGCGCTTCATCACCGCCAGCAGCGCGTTGTTGTTGCTGACGAGGTCTTGATATGAGGACGACCGGTCTTCGATCGCCATCGAGAGGATCTGCTGGTAGGCAGCATTCGAGGTAACGTTGGGCATTGCGCCACTCCAAAAGGGTTCAGACTACATTCCGCCGTTCACGCGTTTGATCGCGTTGGCGATGGCTTCGCGACGGCCGGTAGGTTTCGCTGGAGCGCGCGGCAGCGGGTTTGATCCCGAGGCGCCGGGCGAGCCGGAGATGGACCTATCAGCGGGAATGCGCGTCTGAGGCGCGGTGTCGCGGGTCTGAGCCGCAGTGGTGGCCGGCTGGAGCAGCTCGGCCCTTCGGTAGGCGGTCTCAAGATCGAAACCGAGATCTACCTCGGCCTTGATCAGGGCGCCCAGCTCGTCAAGTCGGGGGTGACTGTCCGCGAATTGATCGACCTGGGAACGCGTCTGCGCGAATTGCTGGTGACTATGCATCTGTTGCAGGGTCTGTTTCAAGCCCGCGATCTCCTGGTGGAGGGCGCCGATCTGGCTTGTCTGGGCCTGCTGGGCATTGCCCATCTGCACCTGCTTGAGCTGCTCGGGGCTCTGGCTCAGCACGTGATAGGCGACATCACGCAGGCCGATCTTGGCGCCGTTGGCGCCTTTCAGGCCCAGGTTGTTGATGATGACGTCGAGGCCGCCGATCAGGTCGGAGCGCAGCTTTTGCTCCATCGAGGTGTAGTTGACGAGCGCCTGCTCCAGCGTGGTGCCGTGCTCGCGGGCCATTTTGTCGAAGCGCGCGATCGGCTGGTAGGCGTCGAAGCTGCCCTTGTAGACCGCGTAGGCCTTGCCGAATTCCTGCTGCACGCGGTGGATGTCGCCGCGCACGGTCTCCGGAGTGGCGTGCCAGTCGGCCTTGGCGGCGTCGGTCATCCGCACCGGCGGGTCGCGGTAGGGGGCGGTCTCCGGCAGCTGCTTGACCGGCTTGGCTTGCTGCTGCTGCTGGCCGGTTGGGGTGACAACCCCCTCCTCGGCGGTGGGGGCTTGCGCCCTTGGTGCGAACCGGCCGCGGTCGCGCGGCTGCGTCGGCGGGTTCTCCAGGGTCGAGGCTGCCTGGTCGCTCGGCCGTTTCTTCAGGTTGATCTTCGGCTTGTCGGCGTCAGCCGTCGCTTCCGGCGGGTTATTGTGGCCGGGTTTGGCCTCGGCTGCCTTTTTGGCGTCAGCTTTAATAGGTGTCGCGATTGTTTTAGCGTCACGATTAGGCGCCCGGCCATCCTGCTGCGCGGTGGCGCGGTCGAAAGCGGCCTTGATGGCGTCGCGACGCGACATCGGCGGCTTTTCGGGGGCGGTGTTGGTGATCGCGTTGGGGGCGGATTGCTGGTTGGTGTCGATCGGCGTCTCGTTCACTGAAGCGGGCGGAGGAGAATTGCTGGCAGGCGCCTGCGTCGTGACGGTCGTATCGCTCATGGGTCGTCTCCTGCCGGGCTGAACCGGCTGTGCTGTACGGTCAGCCTGACCGTACGAAGGAGACACCCATGGGATTTATGTTACCTGGCCAGAGAGGGCCGCTCACCTGCGTTGTAGCGTTCCTTGGCCTTCTTCAGCGACTGGATCCGGCCCTCGCGCATCGCCTTCTTGTTGGCGGTCTCGCGGACCTTCATCTTCGGTTTTTCGTTGCCGACCTCCGTCAGGCCGAGGGAGCGGCCGACCCGACGAAACTCTGCTTTGGACGTGTAGAACCGGCCGTCGACCTGCTCGACCGGGTCCATGGTGTCGCTAATGACGTAGGGAACCGGCAAGTCGCCCTTCTTCGGCGGCTCGCGGACGGTGACGAAGGCCCAGCTCGTTGGACCTATTTGGACGTATTCCCGCGCCATGCTCAGTTCGGGCGCCCGCTCTCGATGAACTTCGTCAGCTCATCCTCGGCGACCGGCTTGATGGGCTCAGGATCCGGCTCCGGCTCCGGCTCCGGCTCGACGACCGGCTCGGGCTCGGGCTGCGGCGGGATCACTTCCCCGCCGAGCACAGTGCTGCCGTCCTCGGTGACGATCGCGGCCGCGGGCGGCAGCTCGTTGTTGCTCTCCGGCATATCGGTCGAGACCTCGGCCGTGGCGTGCGGTTCGTTGATGCTTTTGACCATCAGGTGAACGTCCAGTTGGTGGCGGGGGTGGAGGTGATCCCCGAGCTGTCATTGGTGACCGTGACGGGGAGCGTGCCGGCGCTGGTGTAGTTGGTGGTCTGCCGGACGCCGTTCAGGTTGACGACGGACGTGCGGTTGAAGTTGGTGCCGGTGACGGTCAGCAGCGTGGTGCCGACGCCGGAGACGTTGCTGGCGCCGGAGGCCGCCGAGGTGGTCGGCGTGGCCGGCGACAGCGGCGAGAAGCTGGAGGCGTGCGACGCGTTTGGCGTCGGCAGGACGCCGGCGGTGAGCGCGGGGCCGACGCCGACTGATTTGGTCTGGCCGATTGCGCTCGGCACCGCGGCGGCCGCGGTCGACGAGGTCTCGGTGCCGCGCGCTTCGTGGGTGTTGCTGACGCCGGCGCCTGGCGCGCCGCCGGTGTTGGCGGCAGCGGTCGAGGTGTTGAAGGCGATCAGCGAGGCCTGCGCGTAGGTGGTGCCGGAGGCTTCGTTCAGCGTGTGACCGTTAGCGGCGGCGCTGCTCAACGCGTTGGGCGTCGCGGCGACGAGGCCGTCGTCGACCACGGCCTGCGCGGGATCGAGCGGCGCGGTGTTGCCGACAAACTGGAGGTTGGTCGGGGGCGTCGGGTTGG